CAACGGTTTAAACAACATACACGACAGCAGCCCTTCCACTATTCCCAGACAATCCCGGTCAACGCTCTTCCCATCCCCCATTTTCAGCCATCCTGTGAAAAGGTGCAAAAATGGATGGACTCGCCTGCTAAGATCAAGCTCTTAGTCGGGGGCAACCAAAGCGGAAAAACAACCACCGGCGTAGGGATAGTCGTTGAACGAGGCAGACAGATCCCGAATGGCCTGTCATGGTTGGCTGCGCTTGATTTTGAAATGGGGCATGTGCTGTATAAAAAAATGTTGGAGTATCTTGCACCTCATGAGATTAAACAAACGATTTGGGCATCACGAGGGAAAGAAATTCCGCATTCGATTATTCATCACAACGGACATCGCTTTGTCATGAAATCAATGGCCGCCGGCTATTCTAAATTTGAGGCAGATCGTGTTGACGGCACGATCCTCTTAGACGAAGAGTGTCCAGAAAAGAAGATTTTGACCTCCTGTATTGCACGAACCACCTTCACGGATGCTCCAATCTTAATGACATTCACCCCGCTCAAGGGGAAAACCTGGGTACATAAGGATTATTTTCAATCTGAGAGTCCTGACATTTATTCTGAAACGATCTCGTTATATGATAACATCTATCTACCTCCAGACAAACGTGATAAAATCATTGCCTTATATTCAGAGGAAGAACAGGAGTATAGAGTTTTTGGAAAATGGGGTGTGTTGGAAGGCCGGATATTAAAAGACTTCGCAGAAAAGACACACGTCCTACCCTTCGATGAAAAATTGTTGCGTCCTGAACGATTACGAATAATCATGCGAAGTCTTGATTTCGGGCGAACCCTGGCTTGTACCTGGATCGGGTTAGCACCGAATGACGATGCGTATATTATCGCAGATCTGAAGCGTGAAGAAATGACCTTAGAAGACTTTGCGCACGAAATGGACGTGATTGAAAAAGACCTCGGTATTGAGAATCGAATTGACGACACGGTGACAGATCATGCTTTTCAAGAGCGTTTTGAGCTGGAGCGATACGGGATTTTTTGCACCCCTGCGGACAAATCCTGGGCGCTGGGCAAGTCCATCATGCAACGTCGTTGCAAGCTGCATAATGGCAAACCGGCGCTATATGCGTTGGACACCTGTGTTGATACGGTTGAGGAGCTTTTAGACTATCAATACAAGCCAACTCGAAAAGGCCAGGAACCGACCGGCGAGCCCTGGAAATTCAACGATCATCTGACGGACACAGTGAGGTATAACCTGGTTGAGCTTGACGAATATTGCCGGAATCCGTTCGGGGTGAGTGCCTCTGAAATTATTCAAAGTTCTATGCCGTCGGTGATACAATGACATTGATTGTCAATTCGTCTTTTTTTTTCTTGACAAAACTGCATAAGGAATTACACTCATATCCTGTAGCAGAGATAAAAACAATGACGTCCTTATAAAAAGCGGTGAGAGCGCCTTATAATACGTCATAGTCCCTGCTCGTATCCGGTCGTGGTTGTCCGGGTTTTTGTAAAGGCACTCTGAAGGAAGTCCATCACTTCTTTCAAGAAGAGTGCCTTTTCTTTTTGGTTCACAAGAAACATCTTGACAAAAAGTGTCATGTGTCGTAAGTTATACACATGACACTTCCTGCATTTTTTGTTTCAGCTCGAAATCTGCTTAGTGAGATCCTTACGTCTTGGGGCCGTGGGGTTGATGATTCTACCTTTTACACCTACACAACCGAGGCAAACCCTGATCCCGTTGAACAAAACGACCTTGACACGTATCACGATTTATCCCTCAATGCGTGGGTGTATGCTGGCATCCAAAAACGTATTATTGGCTTATCCCGACTCTGGACAGGCGCCGGGCCAATTGGCGATCCTGAAAAAAAAGATGAACCTTACTCCGACCCGCAAGTTATATTTCCCCACAATGTAGACGGCAACGAAGAACAGCTTGAGTTTATTCGTTGGCTATGTGATGTCAGGATACAAGGCGGCATCGCAAGCGTGCTGCAAAACATCCTCTACTCACAGATTACGTATGGCCGCGCTGTTTTAGAAATCATGTATGAATATCAGGAAGGCGGGGTCTATAACGGTAAAGTCGTTATCGCAGCGATGAATGATTGCGATCCGCAGAGGTTCGTTATCAATCCCCCATATTTACCCCTCGGCGTCTATCTCAAGCCTGACATCTATTCTGATTCTGTGTCCTTGCAGGATCGTCAACCAGATCTCAAATTTTGGGTCGTTCCTAAAGGCAGCCATTTCAAAAACCCCTATGGTGAAGCGACGATCCGACCGTTGACGCGCGATGACGGCAAGGGGGCGGTGTATCAATCGGAACAGATAGAGCTGGAGTGGGGCAAAGGACTGGAGAAGGCAGGTTCAGGGGCATATCTTGCGAGGTATGACAACACCTTACGAGGCAAAGATTCAGATGCCAAACGACTTGAGTTAATCACACAACTTCAAGACCTCAAAAATAATACCATTTCCATTATGTATCAAGGCCATGAACTGGAGGTTATTAAAGCTGATGTTGAAAATCAGGGATTTTTGGACTATCTCACTTATCAAGTTTCGAAGATTTCAACGGTCTTGACCGGTTCTAGTCAAACACTCCTTCAATCAGAAACCGGGAGCTATGCCAAAGCCGAGTCAATGGATGTAAGGGAACACGGCAACAAGGAACAAGACGACGCTGCTAATATCCAAGCAGCCTTTGAAACCCCCTTCATGTGGATACTTGGCTTGAATTATACCGACATCCCGGCTATCCCGAAAATGCAAATCATTCCTCCCGACCTCATCCAGCCAACAATCAGCGAGAAAGAAGAGGAGGCGATTGACTCACAAGAGCAAGATGATCCGGAGCCGATAGCACCGATAGAGCAGGCCGCGTTATTATTGCAAGAGGAAGGGGAAGATCCGGGGAGTGAAGCGCCTGAAGGATTCCCAGATAACACCCCGCTTCCTGAATTCTACGTTGACATTGAACAAGAGGCGAAGGACTTTCTTAACGAGATGCAAACGGTGTCATATCAAGATTATCTTGACTTGCCTGAAGGAGTGCAAAACACGCATTTCACGATCAAACGACTTCAACTTCGTCAAAATGCAGTTCAGCTTATCGATGCACTGAAAGGCGAAATTGCAAAGAGTATTGGCGCGGGAAGTGAAGACGAAGCCTGGCAAGGATACATCACAAAGGCCAGGGGGATTTTTGAGCAGTTTGTTGGAAGACAGCCGGCGAAATATGAAGAGCGTGAATTAATGGTATCGTTTCGAATGGCGAGAGCAAATGCTTATGCCGGAGCGACAAAACAACTGGCTGCTGACAATCCAGGACAATTTCATGGGTTTATGTTGGACGGGCCAGTTGACAGCCGGGCCCGGTTGACTCACAAAGTCTGGGTCGGTTTTGTGGCCCCGGTAGACGATGACATTTGGAATCGAATAACTCCGCCGTTAGATTTTAATTGCCGGCATTTTCTTGTGCCGATTACAAAATTACAATACGAACAGGATCCGGAAAAATATCGATACACTCCTGAGTCGGAGCGTCCGATCATATTTCCAGGGGAAACATTTAAACGGTATTAATGATCCCAGTTGTTTATTATGCGCATTCGATGCGTATTTATAATACGATAAGAGAGCAGCATGAGCTTGAAATAATCCATCATTATTTCTGGCAGTCGTTAATTTTTAATCCGAATCGTGGATCGATTCAGCATGCAACGAACCCCATGCAAGCCTGTCTTGATATCGTTAATGATGAGAGTGTCAAACAACTGGTATTCTCGGAGGTTGACGGTTGCATTGAACAGGGGGTCTATGCAGAAATACAATTGGCGAAGAGGCATGAGATTCCGATTTTTGTCATAGAACACAACGCCCTTGCCCCGGTGGATGGAGTGTTCAAAAAAATCCCGGGAAAGAAGAACAAATATAAACGACAAACTTGAAAGGTCGTGAACTTATGAGAGTTGAAGAATACAGCACGTTTTTTGATGTACCCCTCTTGAGAGCTGGCACTTTTGTGCCCCGCAATACGGAAGGGCAGTCCGTTACCTATACTGAAGAAGAGATCCAACAAATGGCGACAGATTCAAATGAAGCCCTTCCCTACCTTCAAGAGAGCATTGAGACCGGTCAATATCGAGGCAATGAACAGATCCAGCTTGACAGGCCGATTCCAGGATTTGTGAACATCGTACATCAAGATTATTTGCCGAACGAGATGCGGGAAGCCATGAAGGACGTTGTGATCTCGTTTGGGCATAAATTTATAAACGGAGTGACCTGGTTGACAGGCACCATTAAGAATATTCCCCAAGAGTGGGCAAAGCTGATTAAAGACAAATTCCCCTTCAGATCAGTTGAAGTCCTCTCCGATATCACCAACCCAGACACCGGGAAAGCATATCCTAAGCTTGTCCGGTCAATTGGATTTTTAGACTTCCTTACCCGCCCTGCTGTAGGGGGTCAAAGTCCTGAATTCGCTGTTGAGTTTGCCAGTGAAAACAGCAGCATCATAGTCCTAGTTTCAGACGTAACCACGTTACAACCACAAGGAGAAAAACACATGGAAGAGACAAAAAAAGTCAACGCTCCTGAAAAACCTGGCGAAAATGTCTCAATAGCAGAATTTCAGGAAGCGAAAACCCAAATTGCAGAAATGCAGGCCAAAATTGAGGCAGTCGAAGAGCAAAAAGCCAGGATTGCCGCCGCGCTTGTCATCGAGCAAAAAGCACGTGAGAATAACGAAATTGAGATGTATTGCAAAACGTTGATTCACGAACACCAAGCAAGCCCGGCCTTTATCGATCTTGTGAAACCGCTGTTGTCCGCAGCCGATACACGGATCGTTGAATTGGCTGAAGGAAAGACAACTCAGCGGCAGGAGCTACAAGAAGTCTTTCGGAAAATCCTCACTATGAAAAGAGAGGATGTCGTATCAGTCCCTCTGGGAGAATTCGCGAAAGCACAGCATCAGACGCCGGAATCCGCCCCATTATCAGTAGAGGATCGTCAGGCGATGCGTGTTGCCGAATTTGCTGAGGAAGCGAAAACTCTGGTCAAACATCCAGACAATCAAAATGAAGTTTTTCAAGCCGCGCTAGGATTAGCTCTTGAACATTATGGCGACACGCTGTAAAGGAGGAATAACTTATGAGTCTTACAAAATATCATGATGAACGATTTGAAATCCACGATATCCGTACAGCCTTAGCCGGTGAAGCGATTGCAACTGCAAGAATGTGTTGTGTCTTAAGTTCAGGAGAATTAGTCAAAACAACCGCTGACACTGATGTTGCCTGCGGGCTAGCCCTTGAGAGTTATGCTGATGCTGATCAAGCACAATACATCACACGCGGGAAACTCCGATTTATCGCAGGCGGAACGATTGCAGTTGGCGATCCATTGTGTCCAGATCAAACCACAGCAGGAGAAATCAGGACAGCAGTCAGCGGAGATCGAGTAGTCGGATATGCATTAACAACCGGAACAAATGCAGAATATGCGATGGGGAATTTTGATTTTCTCTCTACGCATCTATTAGCATAAGGGGGGGAAAAGATTATGGCAGAGGTAAAAAATAAAGAACATTTGCAGGAAATTGTGAAAAGCATGCCGATCTTTAAATCCCTCGGCAAACGATCTCATATTATGTGGGATGTTCCGGGACGGCAACTTTCACAAGAAATCAAAAGCCGCCCGGTAGAATTCGCGAACAATGAAATTCATCGGGTGCTTGACGCAAAAAGCGCATATGCTTATAAAGATGACGATCAAGCGTATATTGCAGATATTGTCGCACCATTTTCACCTGTGAAGGCTTTGCATGGGGAAACGCCAGCTTTCGCAACTAGGACTTTTTATGATCGTCCTGAGACCGCCGCAGGCAAGGATACCCCTCCGAATCTCATCTCAAATGTCAGCACGATGCAGGATTACGACTTGACGGGGCGGGCATTAGCGATCTATATGTCGAATGTAGATCGAGATAATGCGATGCAAACCTGGGGCAGCGTGGCAGCGTGGCGAAATATTCTCGTACTGCTTTTAGCCTCGTTGCTGAGGCTTGATCGTGAGATGGTAGTCGCGGACATTTATCAAACAACCGCGAACTTTGGCGGAGGCAGCGCAACAGCAAGTCCTCTATGGTCAGAAGCTACCGCGACAATCTTAGGTGATACGGCAACTGGGGAGGATGCGATCCTTGCTCCGAAAGATCTGCTTGTCTGCGCGCATAATGTATTCCGGTCTTTGCAGACTAATTCCGCGATCACAGGAGCAACGACCGTTTCAGGTTCTCGAAGACGGGAGTTAACGCCCTATGTGAACCAGGAAGCTATTGAGAACTATTTTGACTGCAAGATGGCTGTCGGGCATGCGCGCTATAATAGCGCCTCGGAAACAGATACGCCGGTATTTACGCGAGTTTGGGCGGATTATGTGTCCGTGGTACATATTGGAAGCGGGGGCCCACTGGCAACCCCGTTTGCAAAAACCTATAAACTCCAATCACAGGCGTTTCCAAATTCCGAAGGATGGAGTGTAAAATCTGTCATGGATTCAAGCACGATGGCAGGCGGAGAAGTTGTCATGGTTGGGTATTTTGTTCAAGAGGCCGTGTTCGCCAGTATGTCAGGGTATTCGATAAAGGGCTTGTAATATGGCGTTTACAACGCAGACACGACTTGAAGCGAAGATCACAGCAGCGCGCTTGCTCCGGTATGGGGATAGAGATCGTGATAATACGCTAGATGCCACGACTTTATTACAAGCGGTGGCAAGCGCGGACGCAAAAATTATTGCTTCATTACGCCCTCGTTATGGGGCTCAAGTTGACGATTGGACCAGCGCCACGACAGATCCGGATATTGACTTATTATTAGATGTGGCGGATTCCCTGGGTTTATATTACTTTGCAGTCGGCTCAGGGAACGCCGTCAACGAACCGATTACTCTGATGTACAATGATGCTATTGAAACGCTTCGTATGTTACGAGACTATGAAATTAATTTGCCGGGGGTTTTAGATACTGGCACGTATGATGTATATACCGACGAAACAGATAGTGACTTTGACGAAGACTAAAAGGAGAAATTTACAATGAGAAAATATAAAAATGTATTACTTTGGATTATGCTCTCCCTCCTCGCAGTAGCCATTCCAGTGATCGCGATGAATGTTGATCAATTTCTTGATGCGACGTATAATTCTACGGATACGAGTCTCAATGTGACTCTTAACGCTCAATCTGTGACGACCGACATGGATGTCGGAGGGAATCTGACTGTTGAGGGATGGATTGATAATCCGTATGAATTAATTGCGACACAATACTACACGTTGAACGCCGCGACAAAAGCCAGTTATCACATTATTAATTACACAGATACCGGGAGTCAATGGACAATGCTTGATACTGATGCTACGGTTGATGGGCGGGTCGTGACAATTAAAGATGGTGATATGAACGCAAGCGCCGCAAATATTGTGATTTCCACTGAAGGTGCGGAAACGATAGATGAGGCAGACACTTATACAATAGATGCCGATGGAGAAGCTGTCACACTCATGAGTGACGGTACTGATTGGCATGTTATCAATGGCTATTTAGAATAGGGGGCAAAGTATGAGTGAACAATTGACAGTCTTACGTAATACCGACCTCTATGCCATTGAGGAATCAACCGCTTACACGCTTGAAGATCACACCGGAGCCTCTGCAATTAAGATTGTTGACGATACGCTTGACCTTAATCTGAATCGAAGCCTGCTTGACTCTATGTATATGACATCAAATTTAGGGCAAGATGCACCTCAAGCAGGCATGTGGGCTGATGATTTAGGCGGGAGTTTAGGATTTTTCTTGCGAGGGGGTGCGAGTACTCCGCAGCCCGATCAGCACGTGTTTCTTAAATGCTTGTTCGGGACTGAGGATATACAAGCTGCTGATACAGTTGCCACAGGAACGCTTACCACTGACCAATTCAGTGTTACGACCGCAGCAAGTCATAATGCTGGAAATCTTATCAGAGTTCAAACGGACACTGCTGTGTTTAGTGTAGCAAAAGTTTTGTCTGTGGCGAGTCCTCTCTTGAATGTTTGGCCGCCTTTGCTTGAAGATCCAGCAAACACGGACCCAATTCAAGCCGCCTATAATTATGTGCTTGCCGATACAGGGCATCCGACCTTTTCAATGTATGCGTTTTTTGAGGGGTCAAAACGGCTCGCGTATGCCGGATGCAGACCGTCAAGCCTGAATATGACATTTGAAGTGGGTGAAAGAATTCCTATGAACTGGACGTTTGCCGGATTGACACCCTATTACGACTATACAGCTGACGGAGAGACGCCGGTTTACCAGACAAGCCCTAAACCTCTGATTACATTAGGGGTTGACGTCGCTTTCACGTATGCTGATATTGTCACGGGTTCGCCTTCTACCACAGAAACCGTATTGACAGCGCCGAACCATGAAACCGCTGTCGGTGATTATTTGTGTGTAGACGTGGGTTCAGGCGTGTATGAGTGGCAAGCAATTACAGGAGTGAGCGGAAATGCAGGCGCGAATCAGACCTTAGATCATGCCGCGTTCAGCAGTGCCGCCACAGCAACAGAAACGGCATATGTCAAACGAGTCGAAGGATGTGCACAAACGGGAGCTATGTTGGACTTGACGGTTGAACATGAAGTTCTTCCCGTCAACTGTATTACAGCTTCGTATGGCAAGGTGGCCTCAAAATATGGAAAACGAACGGTCACGTTGAACAAAAATGCCTATTTCCGATCATGGGAAGAATACTACAAACGAGATAATGTAGTCGGAGCGGAATTAATGGTCATTGCAGGAAGTACAGCGAATAATACTTTTGCGATGTATTCTCCTAATATCATTAATGTTGAGCCGTCATTGTCTTTTGATGAACTCATGCTGAACCCGACCGCAATGCAGGCGGTTCGGGGGACAACAACAGGCAATGAAGCCGAAATCGTCTTTACCTATTTCTAGGGAAGGGAAAATATGCTGAGTCTCGCAAAAGCAAAGAAAGAACAAGAATTTACAAAGGTTTTGACGATTCCCCTCAAGACAGAGGAGAAAGAACCAAAACCGACAATGACGATTATCATTGACGCGAAGGCGAGGGAGCTCGATCTTGACTGGCAACGCAAACAGAATCGTATGGTATTCAACGCGAATGCTCTTGATAATGGGAATACAGAACAAAACGCAGAATTCAGAATAACACTTCGCTATGATTACGCCGTTTACATGATCCCCCTTATTGAGAGCTGGACAGGATTTGAGGAAGCGTGCATTTCTGAGAATATTAAAGCGTATTTTGAGTTGTATCCACACACGCTTGCGCGGTGGTATGCGAACGAAGTGACCGAAGCGCTAACCACGACAAAGACCTTCTTAGAGGAACGAGAGGAACGCCTTGAAAAAAACTCATAGCCTGGGTATCCCTAAATAGAAAATTAGGCGGGGATACTCAGGACGGTTTTTGTCAGCAATGCTTACGAGATCAAATGGCCGCTGGGATTCCAGCATCGTCTAGATTTCTTGTCAAGGCGGCGGAGTGTACAAAACACGGGAATACAAGTCAATTATTGCCTGAGAATGTGGGGTGGTGGAATTTATACTGTGATATAAGCCCATACCGGAAAAGCCAAACAGATGAAAATGGCAAAGAAACGTTTGCGATCATGGACGTACAGACCTTAGAAATTCTCTGTAAGCATAGAGACATAGATTTTAATGAGGCGTTTTCAAAATTGACATTGATAAATCAGGCATATTATGGCTGATATTTTAAAAGATTTAGTCGAGGCGGCGAATGATGACCTTGAATTACGCATGGGCGATGATACCTTTACCTGGTTACACGCTCACGAAATCATTAATGCTGCTGAACCAATTCCCGAAGATCTAAGTATCCCTTTGCCCTGTGTCCTTGTTTCGGGTGAAATCCTTTCTCTTGAACCGATCTGCATCAAAAGTCAACAAGAAGTCAAAGTCTATCAAATCACCTTATCGATCCTGAAAGAGAGCGTAGGCAACGCCAGCCGGGCCCTTGTTGGGGATGCTTACGAGACCGGACTGTATACGATGTCGCAAGAAGTGGAGGATGTATACAGACGTGAAACGTTTAATTTGTCAGACTACTGTGTGATGTTAGCCCCTGATTATTCCATCAGGGCCCCTACAGAGATCGGAGGTCAAACGGTTGAGCAAGTCCATTTACCGTTTCAACATACCTATTATGATGGGAGGTCGGATAGCGTGTTTCGATATATCATGAAGTTTTCAGGAGTGCAAACGTTAGGCGCTGCTGATCAATTGACAGTGACACACCCTACTATGCTTGTCGCTTCTGATGGAGGGGCTGTCCCGATGACAAGTACGCCTACAATAGCCGCCGGCCAGGATGGACAGCTTGCATTAATCAAAGGCACAAGCGATACGAACTATCCAATATTTCAAGACTCAAGTAATCTTGTTGGAAGCGGGTTGAAGTTTGCCGGAAAACGGGATGTCACCCTAGCATTGAATGATTCTGTATTAGTCCAATACCATAGTTCCCAGAGTGCCTGGGTTGAAACATTAGGGAGAGTCGATGTTTACTAAACGAACACTTGTTACATTTTTTGGAACCTTGCTTTTTTTACTTGGTTTGACCGCGCTTATT